TTACCAATTACATATAACCAACTCACCACTTGTTTTACCAGTTTTGTCTCTACCAACTGTATAGGTAAGCGTAAGCTGGGTAATCCGGAAGTCTTTAAATAAATCCTTTATATCAGGATGATCGTTGATAGATAGCATGAATTTACCCTTACTCTCCGCCATCGCTTTGGCCAGCAGCTCATACTGAGGCCAATCGAATGCGTGGTCGTACCCTGCGGTTTGCCAGTACGGCGGGTCGGCGTAGAAGAAAGTATGCTCTCGGTCATACCGCTTGAAGCATCGATCCCACGTCTCGTTTTCGACGAACACACCTCTCAGCCGGGCTTGGGCTGCTGTCAGTTTTGCCCTAATCTGAGACGCATCCCAAGCTTTTGAAGTGGTAGCCGTACCAAAATGTTGATGTACGGTCTTGCCGCCAAAGGCGGTGTGCTGCAAGTAGAAGAACCGGGCAGCTCGTTGTATATCGGTCATGCATTCAGGCGGTGTGCTTTGTAGGCGGGCAAAGACCTCTCGGCTTGTTAGTGTCCACTCGAACTGGCGGACGAACTCGTCGAAATGGTGTTGTACCACGCGGTACAGGTTGATGAGCTGTCCGTTGATGTCGTTGAGTACCTCTACTTTAGCAGGCGTTGGGCGCATAAAGAACAACGCCGCACCACCAGAAAACAGTTCGACATAACAAGAATGCTCGGGGAACATGGGCAACAGGTGTTTTGCCAATCGGCGTTTACCACCCATCCAAGGGATAATCGGTAGAGTTTGTTGTGTTTTTTGCATCATATATATACTCCTAATTTGTGGCATTCGGGATGCTCGGAATCAGATTAAATATGATGCTCAACGGCACTCTGATGATTTTTTAGTTACTGAATGAATTGATGTTTTTACAGCGTGCACATTTGATTTGCACGCATCCGCTGCCTTTGGCAAGCAGTTTGCCACAGTATTTGCAGCGCATTTCGCGGTAGATTTGCATTTGCACTCACTCCCATATCACGGATAGAATGCCTCGGTCTCTAGAGACTAAGGCGGCCTAGAAGTCAATGCAGGGTTGCTCTGCTTGGCTGGCGTAGCGGTGTTGCTGCACCGCTACGTCGCCGTCCCACTTTGAGTTGTTGTATCTTTTCCTCTTTAATCCTTTCTTCATCGGACATCTGAACTTCACTGTCCATCTTTGCGGTAAATCCCTGTCATCAATGCCGCGCCTTTATCGGCGGCTTTGGACACATCCCCTTGTACGATTTCAAAACCTGCACCGATTCGAACTGTACGGCCTGTATTGGCAACGTGGCTGGTACCAATACGGATTTTGTCGAAAGCGGTATTCCAAGGTACGACGGCTATATGCCATTCACCGTAGGAATAGGTATCGCCTGCTCGATTGACTTTGCCATCCACTGTGGCATTTTCCGGCATGCGTAGGGTAAAACCGTTTTCGCCATGAGTGGCGGTTACGCCGCCAACGGCGGGGATTTCGCCCGTCATCGGCAGCAGGATAAACGCTGCCCCTGGTGTGCCTCCTTTTTCAAGTTTGAACGGCATAATAACTGTGGTCGGAGTACCGGTTGCGGCACTAATTCCGCTACTTTCGATATAGCGGTGGCCTCTACCGTTTTCGCCTGCCTGTGCCTTCATGTAACGGATGTTGCCCTCTTCTCCGAATGCGCCTGTCCATCCTTCCGGCTCTCCTGCACGGAGTGCATTGATGACGCTCGTCAGACGAGCCTCACTATTGCTGCCAACGGCTTCGGTGGCGCTGGATTCAAGGCCGTTAAATGTGAATTTAATGGATGTTTCTGTGGCGGCAGGTGTAGGCTGTTCGTTAGCAGTGGAGGTCGGTTGTTCAGGTTCTGCTTTAGGCGTTGTTGAATCAGCTTTTGGTACTACCGTTTCTGGTGTCGGCTGTGTGACTGTCTCTGACGCTTTGCCTGCTGTCGATGCTTTAAGTTTAGTGATTTCGGCCTCTAAATCTGTCAGCTTCGCCTGCATCATGGTGGCGGCATAGTCAGTAGCCTGTGTATTTTTGTGGTTACGCGCACCTGTCCATACTTCTACTGTATCGGTCAGTTGGTTGTGCATGAAATTTTCGGCAACTGTACAGTTGTCTAATTCGCCGATAGGGTAGAAACCTGCACTTAGTAGGCCGTTTCGGTATTTAACTGTGTCAACTGTATAGGGTTGTCCCACTTCGGTTTTGCCCTGCTCGGCGTTCTTGTACGGGGTAATATCGCAGTGATTGCCGACAATGGACGAGCCGCGCAACTTGCCGATTATCATCTGGCGCATGAAGTTGCCGTCGGGGGAGTTTTGAATATAGTTCCCTCGGATTTGTGCAGCCAACATTGTGCCGTAACGCGCTTCTGCGCCAACGCTCATGCCGTATGTCGATGTGTTGACGGTTGCGGTAGCCGTCGCACCCGTACCACCGCCTCCTTCGAGGGTTACGGTTGGCGGTGTGTCGTAGCGGCTGCCGATGCGGCGCAGCTTGATTTCGGTAACTTTTCCGTCTTTCACTACTGCTTCGCCTTCTGCACCGAAGGCTTCCGCACCGCCTCCTGTGATGATGACTTTGGGGGCGGTGGTGTAGCCGCTGCCGCCATTGGTAACGGCAAATCCTGAAACGTAGCGCATGCCGTAAAAATCGCCGAACGGCAGGGCAAACGTAAACTGGTTGCGTTCAATCAGAAAGTGGTTGTGCCCGTAGTTGCATTGCAAACCGCGCGGGGCATAGACCGTATTGTCGTTAATTAGTTGACGGCAACGCAGCCACCATTTCTTCTGATTGCGGCGGGAAAGCACTCCCAACGCGCCATTAATCGGATGAATGCCGATGTTGCCGCTGACAATAGTATTTCCCGTAATTTCGATATTGCTATCTTGGTAATAGAAACTGTACGGGTCTGCAATTTTAGAGGCGCGTCCGTCCGTCGCTGCAAATACTTCTTCGATTACGGTGGATATGCCGTAGTACATGGCACGGCCACTGTTGTTTACGATTTTGACGTTGTTGCCGGTATGAATATCCATTACCTTGCGCTTGCCAAAACCGAACACGTTGTCGTGGATGAATAGGTTGTCCATTGGCAGGTATCGGGATGTGCATTGCTGATAACCCGGATCGAGGCTGACGATGGAATTATTCCAGCCACGCACATGTTCCAGATGCGCATCGGGGTGTCCGACTACAGAATCAGGTGCGAAGATGCCGCAAAGTTCGTAGCCTGATACGCGGACTGCTTCCACACCGCAGGTATAGTTGTGGGTAAAGTATCCGCCCGTGATGCGGGTGTTGACGGCAACCATGCCTTTTTCGTAGGCCTTGGCGACTTCACCGCCGCCTACATCCTCTCAGGACGGAGAACCATGTAAACCTGCAATCACTGCGCCGCCAGTGAATCCCCGTACGTCGAAGTAGCGGATTTCTGTGCCTCTGCAGTCGAACAGTCGCCAACCGTAACCGCGACTCCATACCTGACCACCGCGCCAGAGGCCGAATGTGGGCGCAACCGTGCCGTCATCTTGCGGGAATTGCGACAGGCCGTCTGAATTCCAGTAGCCGCCGACGCTGCGGTAGCGTTGGCTCGATTCGTCAATGTGCAGTTGGCGGATTTTTTCGCGTGTATATCCTTCAGGTTGTTGTACGCCTGATGTATCAGCCGAATTGTTCATGTAACGGGCAACATCGTGGGACAGTGTGGTGGTATTGAAACCTGCCTCCGCCGTACCTTTCAGCGCCATACCCGTGCCGATGTGCGGTTTTTCGCGCGTCCAGCCGTCGATATGCGGAATCCAGCGTTTGTCAGGGTCGGCCATGCCTGATGTGTAGCCATAGTCCTTATAGGCGCGTGTGGTAATTTTGCCGCCGTGCAGAATGGTGTTGCCCTCGGATTTGCCGCACAAGTGGAACACGTCCTGCCCCATTTCTTCCACGCAAAATTCTGCCAACGAGAAGTCGTACACATTAAAAACGGAATGATGAAAGGTAATACAGGGTTGTTGGCCGTTGACTGTCAGCATCATGCCGCCGACGGAAATTTGCCGTCCGTCCGCGCCGTAGTATTCCGGCTTGTAACCTGTGTTCTTCGTTACTGGGAAAAAGCCACCGCGCGAAGAAATAAAGACGTTAGACGGCAGACGGTCGTACCATGCCTGAATCAGACGGACAATATTCAATGCGTCTTCTTTAGAAGGATTGTTTTTGTACCAACCGTCGTAAACTTTTTTACGCAGTTCGGGTGTCAAGGCGTCCTCGATATAGAACTTACCTTTTTCAATGGCAATCTTGGTGGCAGCCTCGATTTGTTCGCCCTCGAACTTGGCCTGCTCGGTAATAATCAGTGATGGTGTTTTGACATCGGCAAAGGCATTGCCTACTGCTTCTGATACCTTGGCGGGTGTAATGATGTGGATGTCAGACGCTGTGCCATTGAGGGTCAGACGGCCTTCAGTATCGATAGTGGCGGCTACGGCAGGAGATTCGGCCAGCTTTTTGGCGGCAGCCGCATCTTTTTGAGCGGCATCGGTCGCGCGGGCGATGATTAGGGTTGCCTGGTCAAGGTTGGATTGTGTCATTCTTTGTTTCCTAACAATTTTTTGATTTCTGCGAGTGTGGCGTCTGATATATCTCCGGCGGGTTGGCTATCCGTAGGTGTAATCGGTTTGTTTAAATCCAACATACCGATTGCTGCTGCAACTGCCGTATTGACAGTCTTTTCCAGATTTTCGGCAACAGCGGATTTGACAACTTTGTCCAATTCGGAAGGTTTAACCGCCAAAAGGTTGATAAATTGCTCGTAGCTCTCGTCTTTATCGATTAATCCTTGTTCGATTGCCTCTTCATATAGGCTTTTTCTGCCGTCCAGTATGACCGGCATGGTCTCTACTTTGCCGCCGTTGACGGTAATCCCGCCTTTGATTTCTGTCATTTCACGCTCCCAAATCGTTATCCAAAGTCAGATTGCCCTCGTAAATTACGGAGCGGATGCCTTTGACTTCAACCGCTACCTCATACCGCGCCCACCGCCATGTCCAACTGCGTGTCTGCTCGGCCGTCAAGACCGTGCCAACACCGCCGTGTTTGACGGACAGAGGAACAGTGATTGTGTCTCCGGACATCAGCCGGATGTTCAAAACCGCACTGTCCAAATGCTTTAGCGTCGGATGCGGTCTGCCTTTAGCGTCGAGGACGGTAAAGGTCAATGGCATGGTCGTGTTTCGACGGACAGAAAAGTCGGTGCGGATCGTCATTGCAAATCTTTCGGAAAATGGGCTTTGTCCTTTTCACGCAGATAGGACGCGTGACAATGGCTTTTTTGCCAAAAAAAGAGTCTGTCCACGGTAATTCGTGCGTATGTCCAGCATTTTGAGGCCTTGCCCGATTGGGCATTGTTATCTTTGCGGTAGAGGCGGCTGGACAGGGTCTCGTCCGGGTAGCCGCCAAATACGGCATTAATTGTTTGGTCGGCAGCAATGGCAAGATTCTTGAAGTAGGCTTTGATGTTTGATTTCATTTTCAGACGGCCTTGTAAATCAGATATTGATTTCGGTGTTGATGACGTTGAGTTCGTCTAAGTTTTGGGCGGCTTCGATTTGTTTCTCGATGGCTTGGCGTTTGCCTGCAACGGTAGCGCAGAGGGACTCATAGGCAACGGTTTTGCGCAGGGCGGCGGCTTTGAGTTTGTCTGCGTCTATTCCGCGCGATTGGGCAATTTGATCTAAAACGGGCGTGGCCGCGCTTTTATCTACCGACCATGCGCGGGCTTCGACCGCTTGGATAGGCCAGCTCTGCACTTCAAAGGCGGGGAGGTCGTCCATGCCTGATTTTTGGGCAACAATGTTTTGGGCTTGACGGTTGATGGCGCGGATTAAAGCAGCCTTGGACGCGTTTAGAAATTCGGCTTCAATTTGTGCTTTTTTGTCTTGGTTTTCCATCCATTTTTCTCCATCCCATTCGTCAAACCGTGAGGAAGGTTTTAAAAATGTCAGGTCGTCTGAAAGGCTGCCGATTTGGTCGATGATAACGGCTGTGCGATCAGTTTTTCGGTAGGCAGTTTTGCCACGATGGTCTTCGATGACGTCCCAGCCTTCGCCGTTCCAGCGGGCGGCTTTGCCTGCGCTGATTTGAGGCGGGTCGGTGTCGATGCAACCGGCGGGAATCAGATAGCTGCCGTCGCGTGCCATGATGTCCAGATCGGCTGTGGTTTGGCCGATGTAGAGATGGTCGGCATCAAGTTGGCAAACGGGTTTTGTCCATTGGATGTTTTGGGTCATTTTTTTTACCTTTCTAAATGGTTTAAGGCGGCTTATGCTTTGATGCATGCCAGCAGGGCGATATTTCGAGGGCGGGTTTCAATGCCGCCAGCCGGGTCGGTTTGGCCGACAGTGTCAACCGATACGGTTGACGGATTACTACCCCTGTCGGTGTCGGACATGCGGTTGACGCCGATGCCGTGGCTGTGGCTGCGGAATTCATCCGCCTGCCATGAGCCTAATGCACGATTTCTATCAATGGCTCTGCCGTCATCCCATGATCGGATAAATTCGCCGCGCAAGTCGGGCAAGTTGAAAGTGGTGCGTCCGTCACCACGGCCGTAACGTTCGCCGATGGCGGCGAACAGGTTGGCATAGACGGTACGGGATACTGCCGCACCGTTTGCTTTTAACCATCCAAATGGTGGGACATCTTGGGCAAAGTAGGCGACGGCACCAACGGGGACGCCTACATTCATCACGTTGTTATCGACACGCGCAATCAGTCCGGGCGTGTCCCAACCGATGGCAATTTGATGATTCTGCCCGCCCAAACCTACTGCACCTCCGCGTCGGATACTGTTGTCGTAGGCGGTTTTGACGGCTTTGGATGTGGCAAGATTGTCGGTACTGTCCAGATTGACGGCATCTGATTTGTCGGACATAAGGGCGATTTTGACATCACTGTATGTCAATGTGCCGTCGTCTTTAAGTTGCAGATATTTGCTGCTCTTGGAATTACGCAAATAAATATCTCTGGGACCGGTATGGATATCGGCAGATTTTCCATTGCCGGATACGGACAGTCCCGCATTAAATACGGCTTTTGATGTAAAGGTTTTGACACCGCCGACGGTTTGGTCATTTGATAGCATGACGCCGTTTTCTTCGGTTAAGACGGTTCTCATGCCGATATAACGACCGTTGGCATCCCAAGCAGAGGTAACGAGATGATACGGATTGGACGACGAGCCGTATGAGAAGCCGATGCCGCGGGCGTGTGCGCCGTTCACTACTTCCGGATGGGCAATGTGGATTTCCATTGTTGGCAGGGTATTTCCGTCAAGCTGACGGCCATTGGATCGGTAAAATCCGCTTTTGGTATAGCCTCCGGACTGGTCTGCATAGTAGTTGGTGGTGGCGACATTCATTTTGTCAGTAGCAAGTCGGGCGGCATTGGCTTCGACCCAACTTTGATAGGCGACGCTTTCCGATCCGGATACGCGCGGGAAGTGTACGCGCCCGATTTCTCGACTTCCCGATGTAAAAACATAATTGAAGCGTGCGCCGTTTTCTCCTTCAGATACGGGGGCGGTCTCAAAACGCCAGTAGCTGCCGTCGCCATTGGTAAAACGGATTTTTTCCCATGCGTTGGTTTTAAGTTCGAGCTTTCCATCTAAGCGTTGGTTACCGCTGTCGCCAAGTTTCTTCTGCATTTGGTCATACAGCCACCGTGTACGGTTTGCCAGCTCTCTTGTTGGGCGGTTGTCGATGCCATTCGGTCCACCCTGTACAGGGTCGGATGTCTCCCATTGGTAAATACCCGCTTCCCAGCGGCTGGTCTCGGTCAAATTTGCCATTTATGCAGTTCCTCGATTAAAAGTTCCGTCTCTCAATGCCTGCCCATTGTGGCGCAGGGCAGCATGTCGGTAATCTAGCGCAGCTAAAACGCACCGGGCAGGAGCGAAGGCTTGCAGGGTATACCTCAGCAAAGCTGCCTGTTCGTTGGTAATCGCATTGTTCATAATGATTCGGTAGTGCGCCCAGCGATCCGAATGTCCGTGCGTGTAGCTTCCGTCACGTTGGATTTCGCCGTTATGTTTCTTGTTGCCCAAACCTTCAATGATTTCGACTTCGCCGAAGCCCAGTCTTCGGACGATTTCCCGTATCGCCCACGACGTACCTTTCATACGGTGTAGTTGGTATGCGCCTTTAATCAGCCTACGGCGTGTTTGGTCGCTTTCTGCCAGCCAGTAGCCGTCGGCACCTAAAATGCTTCTACCCTCTGCCAATAGTTCCAAATGGGCAGGCGCAACCAAATCTACTAATCTTGGCAATAGGCTGACCACATCGATGTCATCCATTCTCAAGCCCAAATCCGCCAGCATTTTGTAGCGTTGGTCTCGTTCGATAACGGAGGCATAACTCAGTTTTGCCATTGTTACCCCTCTGCCGTTTCAGACGATGCTCGGATATTGACGGACGTACATCTTGCCCATTGGTCAGGCTTGACAACGATCAGCGTCGGTTTTTTCAAAACGACGTTGTAAACACCCGAAACTTTCAAGGTCGTCTGAATGTCCAGCGGCACAATATCCAAGCCCAGCTTTTCACGGCGCGCCGCTTCGTAGTCTGCCCAAGCCCGTTTTGCCGCCGCCAAAACTTCGGCAATATTAACCCCGGTATACAAAACCAGTTCGGCATCCAGCATATAGTCGACTACTGCCGGAGCAGTTACGGTTACGGTGTCGCAAAGCGGACGGACACGCTCTCCAGACAAAAAAACTTGCACCTCACTCACCAACTCTGATGACGGCACCCCGTTTTTGGTCAATAGCGTTACCCTTACTTGACCACCTATCGGCAGGCCGTCCACACCCGTTAAATTGCCTACGTGTACATCGCAAATGGTAGGGCTAACACGGCGGGCAAAATACTCATAAGCCCCGACAGGGCCTGCAACACTAAAACTTTCTGGTGCAAGCAGGATGCGCTGGCGGTATGCTTCATCAGACTCTTCCGCCGCACCTCCTGTCGGTACAGTAGTGTTGACGGCCGTAACGCCGTTAATCGGATTGACAAGCGTATTAATCTGACCGGCGGCAAAACCATTACCGGACACGCCAGTTTGGAGGCAGGAAGCCTCCAAATCCAACGTACGACTTGATGGCGAGAGCGTGCCAGATGTAATCGTCTGAAACACGGTCTCTCCGGCGGCTATTTGAGTGCCTTGTGCAATCAAAACAGGTTCTGCTTTGGTGGCAGTCAACGTAAAACGAATGGTACATCTAGCGGCAGTGGCTTCAAGGCGCGGTGTATTGACGTCATCGCCGCATAAATCCAGCATCAGCCCTGTTGCAAAGCGCGGATGCTGCTGGCGATAGGCCTCGTTGATCGCTTTACGTGCCAATGTCTCGCGGTAGGCATAGGTATTGATCAGCAGCCGTTCGATATGGGCGGGCTGCAGGGTTTTGCCGCTGCGGGCTTCATAATCGGCGATGGTTTGCGCCAAGACTTCAGACAGATCGTCTGATACCACTTTGACGTCCTCACGTTTTAGCTTGTTCAAATCCATGCCGACTGCTCCAATCTGATGTCTGTGGTATAAATCTCACCCACCACCTCATCTACGACGCGCCAGTAAACCGTCATCGTCAGATGCGGTGCAGCCCCGCCGAAAATAATGTTTTCAACGACCACCCGCTTCTCCCACGTCTGTATTGCCAACATGGTCGAGCGCACGATATTGGGGATAAACACGTCTTCGGGCGTGTCCAGCCATTTGTAATGGTCGGAGCCGAAATCAGGACGGGTAACGTCCGCTCCTTTGCGGGTGGACAGGATATTGCGGATACATTGGTCGATGTCGTCCGCACCCTGAACCACGCCCGAGCCTTCGGGCGCGAGCTGCCAGTGTTTCGAGATAGGCGCGGCGTAAAACATCAAAAAATCCCTGTATCGCTTATAGATACAGGGATTGTAGAGAAGGCCGTCTGAAACGCCTTTTAATGCGGTTTAATGATTTTTAGGCTCACCGGTTTGCCCACCGGAATCGCCGTCATGGATGTGCTTGCCGATGTTGATGCCGTTGACGATGAGGTCGCCGGTGATGTTGACTGTACCTTTGATATTTGCCGCCATGCCGCCGCCGTCATTGCTGGCCGTCAAACCTGCGGTATAAGTCAACAGCCCTTTTACCGTCGCATTACCCGTGATTTCTGTCTCCGGTGATTGGATGTCTACTTTTTTCGCCGCTTTGATTCGGACTTTACCCGGCGTCTCAACGACTACTTCGCCGCTACTGCGGTCATGCGAGATGACCGTGCCATTGGTAAACCGTTTGACCCATTTGTTTTGGTCGGATACCGGCGGTTTGTCTGAGGTATTGTAAATCGCGCCGATAACGCAGCCGGTCTCACCCCGCGCATCCAGCAGGCAGACAACCAGTTCGCCCACATCGGGGAGGCTGTAAAAACGGTTGCCGCCCGCCGCCGGAGTCACCATAGGCAGCCAGTCGGTTACCATGTCGTCGAGCACGGGAATTTTTACCCGCAAACTGTGCGCCGCCGCATCAATCGCCGATACAATGCCAAATTGCATCGTTGCTGTAAAATCATGGGTTTGCATTGGTTTTATCCTCGTCTGCGACATACTCCGTCATTTTGATCTCCAATTCGGTCGTCCATCCGCCGTGGCGCGTGAAATCATGTCTTGATTGCTTGACCAGATATTTACCCGAAAACTTGCCAAATCCTTTAAGCCGTACCATTTGACCTGCCACCAACAGCGCATTGCCAACCAGTGTAACGGTACCCGCACATTGGTCGTCCTGCGCATCTGCCAATTTGGCATCTGCCCTGGCATTTAATTGCGCTGCGCTCTCACCCTTATTCGGTACGATACGCAATGTATCGCCCGTGCTGCCGTGTTTGGCTTTGCCGCGTCTTGATTTGCTGCTGCGGCTCGCCGACACGGTCTGTTTGGATTTCGGGTCGTAGCCCTTGACATCTACTTTAGACGGCACACCCTTAATCAAATCGCGCAGGCGGATACGGATGATGTCCTCGGGCAGCAATACGGCAACGGCAGGACGCTGTTTTAGCTTGGCATTATCGGCAAATACCAGTTTGTTGCCGACGATTTTAAAGCTGTGGCCGTACTCCTGCGCCAAACGTGCCAAAAACTCAATATCACGCTCTTGGTACTGCGTAACACGTTTGATGGGGATGTTTTTGACCGTACCCGTTACCTCCAGCTTCAGACGGCCTGCCACCTGACGGACAATGGCGGCCAGAGTCGTGTTTTCATACGCTTTACCGCGCAAAGTGCGGCTGGACTTGGTAATCCCGGTCGATAGGGCCTTCAGGCTGACCGTCGACGGCGGATGGTTGTACTCAATCTCGGCAATCTCAAATTTGCCAAAAGACAACAGCCCGGTAAATTGGTCGCCCAGGCTCAAAGACAAAGCATCACCCTGTTCGGGATACCAATTACGCAGCCAGCGTCCGTCCGCATCCTCAAACTCAACCTGCAATTCGTCCGACTGCCCTTCAAGGTAATCGGTATAGCTAAACGAAATCAGATAAGGCGCGACATCTGCCGTTATATCCTTGTCTTCGTACGACAGGACAAAATCGGGCATGGTAACCGGATGAGTACTACCGCCGCCGTCAAGGCCTTTTGATTTTAAAAAAGCACTTAACGCATCCACGGCGGCAGCTCCTCTTGGTTGTTTTTCGGTTTGGTTTCAAGGACGGGGACAAAGACCGTGATACCGCCCGGAAACTCTTCCGCCAACGGCAAGTGAGGATTGGCCGCAATCAGGCCGTCAATCAACAGCGCATTGCCGTAATGCTTGTGCGCAATCAAATCCCATCGGTCGCCGTCTTGGGTGGTGTAGCGTATTACCGCACTCATCATTTATCCTTTCTTACCGCCAGCCAGCCGGTCAAAGCCTGTGCAGCGGCAGAGCCGTTCGCCATCGCATCAGATGCTTCGGCAACACCGTCCCCGACTGCAGTTAGCCAGCCGCCGACAGAGCCACTCTCATACCCGGCACGCAATGCTCCGACGGCACCACCCAGCCTGTTGGCCGCTTGCCCAGCCTGCAATGCAAATTCAGCCGCGCCTTTCAGGTCGCCGAAAATTGCCGTTACTTCGGGCAAAGCATTGAGCTGTCCTAAAGTGCTGCCTCCGATATTGAGTGCATCCCCCAACAGGTTTAATGCCCCTGACGGGTCGTTTCTCAGATTTTTGGCAGCCTGTATCAGATTCTGCATATCGCTGATGCCCGCTTCGGCTGATCGGTAAATTTTCACCCCTTTTTCCACCGCCAAAATCAATTTGCCCGCTTTTGCCTGCACACTCTCCGGCAATAAGGACAGGAGCGGATTTTGACCGCCCGACTTGACGGCAGGAGTCGGGAGCGGGTTATTCGGGTCGCCGACAAACTGGGTCAGTTCCACATCCAATTCCCGCGCCGCCGTCCGGCCTAGCGCGTCCTGAATCAACGTGCGCTCCGTCAACCTTTCCAGTACAAACCATCCGACAAAACGACCGCTGCCGTAAACCAAAGACACTGCCTGCTGTGCCTCTAAAGCTGACAGCAGCCCCTTATATGCTGTGTCAGGATTGCCCAGTCGCCAGTGCAGCTTGAGCGAAAAACGCAGCGTCGTCAGTTCGTTTTGCAAGGCCTGCAGACGCGGTCGGCCTTTTAAGACCTCATGTTTGGCGAAGTTCGCCGCATGTTCCATCTCCAGCGAAGTAAAGCTGTTTAAAAGCTCAAAGCGCACATCACCTAACATCGCATACATCAATAAGCCCTCCGTGCTTTGTCTTCCATCATACGGCGGAACATTGCTTCAAATTCACGCAAACCGATTTGCAGTGCAGCCTCAATCTGCTGAGGATTACCGCCCGGCGCATTGATGGTCGGGTTGTAATTGATGGTCATCCCACCTGTTGACAGGGAGCTGCGAGCATCCGCGAATGCAGCACGACCTGATGACACCCGCGCCGCCATTTGTCCCATATGCTCTGCAAAACTGCTTTTCAGACGACCAGCCGTATTGGCCACCGAAGCAACAGGACTCGCCGCGCCCTTGTCTAAGCCGATTTGCAGCCCCTCCATCATCCATCCACCAAAACGGCGGAAAACACGGCTGGGCGAATGAATGCCCATTACACCGGCAAATGTTTGTTTGAGCGATGCTGCCTTTTCCGCAAACCACGCCTTGACCGCCTCGAATTTGGATTTAAGGCCGTTCCACAGCCCTTGAATGATATTTGTGCCAAACTGCGTGAAACTGGACGGCAACTGTACGCCGAACCAAGACATAACAGAGGCAAACGACTGATAAAACAACCCTAATGGCGACCAGTTGATAATCTGCGCTGAGATATTGCCTATGCCGCTATTGAAAAATGTCTTGATGCGTTCCCAACATGTACCGAAAAAAGAGGCTATGGAATTAACTACGCCGCTGATGAAATTACTTAAATCTTGCCACAATGCTTTTGCACCACCGACTACACCATCCCAGTTTTTATAAAGCATATAAGCGGCAACACCAAGAAGTGCTAAAGCAATGCCAATAGGCGACATTAATAAAAATCTACCTAGACTCATCAGACCACTACCAAATAGTGTTGCCGCCGTTTTTACTACACCGAAAATACGGGCCAACGCACCAATGCCCGATTTAAACCTGATAACGGTGGCAAGCCAGTCAACACCGAGCAAAGCTTTTGCAAGCCGAAACGACACCATAAATCCGGACAACTCATTTCCGACAAAACGGAACATTAGCCCACCGACCTTCAACGCCGCAAACCCTGCCGCAAGATGCACGAATGCGGATACAACTTCGGGATTTTTTGATGCCCAATCTGCAAAACTGTTTATGATCGGGCGGATGGTCGTCATCAGCTGATTGAGCGCGGGCAACAATACGCTGCCCGCTGTGATACCGATTTCCGTCAAACTATTTTTAAAGATTTGCCAGTTGTTTGCTGTCGTGGCAGACCTGGCGGAAAACTCTTTATCCATACTGCCGATAAACGCAGGTTTACCATCTTTTGAGGTTTTTTTGAGTTCATCGATTGATTTCTTATAGGTCTCCAACCCGCCAACCAATACCGCGACATCATCGGCATATTCCAAACCAAACAAATCAACCAGTGCACCCATTTGATTTTCTTTCGGTAGTTTTCCGACCTGTTTTAAAAAGTCCATCAACGCCTGCTCGCCGTTTTCCTTGATGGCTTTCTTCAAATCTTTTGATTCCATGCCCATATTTTTCAGGGCTTGTTGGAATTTCGCTCCTTGCTTATCTGCGGTCATTAATTTGGTCAACATGCCGTTAATTGCCGTACCGGCGATTTCAGGCGTCTTGCCTAGGCTGATAAACGCATTGGATAAAGAGGTCGTCTGAATTTCAGTCAACCCAAACTGTTTGGCAACGCCACCCACTCGACCGAGCGTATTTATAATATCGCCCGCCTTGGCAGGGCTTGAGTTGGACAAATGATTGACTGCATCGCCCAGTTTGCCGATTTGGTCGATTGGTATCTGATAGACATTGGCAAGTTTTGCCATGCTGTCACCTGCCTGATCGGCAGCCATATCGAACGCTACCGACATCTTGGCGATGGTCTCTGTGAATTTAGGCAAGTCTTTGCGCGCCACGCCCAGCTGACCGCCTGATGCAGTGATTTTTGCCAGCTCTGTCCCTGCCATAGGGATAGTGCGTGTCAGGCGCAAAATGTCCTGTTCCATTTCCTTAAACTGCTTGGGCGTATCAAAATCAACGACCTTTTTGACATCTGCCATTGCCGATTCAAATTCGACGGCCAGTTTCACCGGGAATGCCACCCCTGCTACAGCTCCGGCTGCTCCCCAAAATTCGTCTTTGATCGCTCGGCGGCGGTCGTAATGAGCCTGTTTCTGCTGCTGCAAATCAGCAACGAGGCTGCGTTTGCGGTTAATTTTGGCGATAATCTGACCAAGCTGGTCATATTCTCGTCTAAGTTCGCCAACACGTTTTCGGCTCATCCGTAGAGGATTTTGCAACGTTTCGCCAAGCAGGCTTTGCCGGGCCGCCAGACCTTTGACTGTTTTATCCAAAACGTCCAAAGACGACTTGACTGATTTGATACCGGCAACTGCACCACCGACCGATGCGCCGATGGTAATGCCTAAAGAAAAACCGCTTGCCATATGACTGCCTGCAATTTAGAATTTGTTCAAGAAAAGAAAGGGATGGCCATGTATATCAACAGCAAATATGAAACTGTGTTTGACCGCATCAGCGACCTGGCGGCAAAAGGTCTGTTTGCCGTTTATATGCTGGGCATTGCTTGGGCTGTTATAACTAATACGCCTGCCGACCTTGCCGTCATGTTGCCCGTTCTGCTGCTGGCATGTTTTTTAGGGACAATTGCTTGGTTGCTTGTCGGATTCATTCCGACATTTATTGTCGGAGTGCTGGTTGGCGGTTTATCGGCTGCAACAGTATTTATTAAAGACAAAATCAAAAGCCGCACCGCGAACGGCACGGCTCTGAAATTCTAAATCCCGCCTCTCCGATAACCCGCCTTTATTTGGCGGGTTGCTTCCCTCTGCCAGCCTTCAAATTCGTCCAACGGCAGCGCATAAACCTCATCCACGCTCCAACCGAACCACCATGCCAAATCAGCAGCGGCAGACAGCAACTGCCGCTGCGCTTCAGCCTTTGAAAGAGATGGACTATTTGTCTTGGTCGGATTCCGTGAAGCGGCGAAACGTTTCCTGCAACTGCTTCCAATCCGCCAAATCCAAACAATCCAAGTCTTCGGGAATCATGCCTGTCATGCGAGCAAACAGGGTCAGCTCCTGCTCCACCTCATTCGTCAGATGCGAGACGGCGCGCAAATCACCCACGCACAAGCGGCGAAGCGTTACCTGTTCCAACATCTGACCTGTCGCCAGTTTGACCGGATATTTCAATTTCACAACGGTATGCACACCCAAATCCGCCTGCATTTGTTTTGCTTCGTTCATTTCGTTCTCCAAAAATAAAAAAATCACCGTATCGGTAAAGATACGGTGATTATTCCAAAGGTCGTCTGAAACGGCTTTTAATCCGATTTAAAGATTAAACGCCAATGTTTTTACGCATTTGGTTCAAAACGTCCTGACCGTCCACGCGGTAGATGTTTTTGAACGCGTTGTAGTACAGCACTTCGCGACCACCGACGACTTGGCGGACTTCTGTTGCCTGGTAGGTTGAACTAAATTCTGCCTTTTCCTTCGGCTTGTAGCCACCTAAAGCGTTTTTTGAAAACATCGCTGTTACCGTGGTAACAATAGGGACTTCTTCCGCCAAACCTGCTGCATTAAAGGTTTGCAGGTTACCGCGCACCATCAGTTGCACGGCCTTGAATGGGTTGGATGCCTTCTTCGCCACCTCAGGATAAAAGCTGTTCCAAGTAACTTCGCCTTCCAGGGCTTCAACGCCGTTTGGCAGTTTGATGGTACCGACCATACCCAGACCGGTATGATCGTCCTGACCAAACTCAAACTCAGGCAGCTTAAACTCGGAAGCATTACCCAAAAGGCTGTTACCGTCGATATAGATGTTGGCATTGTAGATTGCATTGATTGCAGACATATTTCTTCCTTTTCAGACGACCTTAGTTGGCCGATACCAGATTGACAAGATATTTGCGGGTCATCACGCTGGCATTAGTCAGACGCTCGGCTGGCAGTTTAGGCGTGTAGTCGTAAACAATCGGCACTTGACCTTTACTGAATGCATCTGGAAGGTCGTAGTCATAGTCCAAACCAACCGAGAAACCTACGATGGAGGGCAGCGTACCCAAATAAGTACGAACCGTCTCAATCAAACTGTCGATTAATGCATCATCAATCGGTTTGTCGACATATTGCAGCTCAGCACGACGGATAGACTCGTCAATAATGTCGCCGGTACGTTGTGCCACTTCGAAATTTTTAATATGCGATGTAGTCGGGAAGCAGGCAAGGCGGTTGCCCCACATACGATAGCCCGTACCATAGCTATTGAATACAGTCGTAATGCCTTTTTCATTCAGACGGTTGGTTTCGGACTGCGGGTCGTCCGCACGGGCGGTCAGACCGATTTCCACACCCGTTACGCCCAAGAGCTCGCGGTTGGAGATACTGTACCAGTAGCCTTGTTCCACATCGGTTTTCATGCGAAGACCTGCTGCATGGGTGGCAAGACTTTCTAAATCCAGCAAACCGACGACGTAGGGGTAAAAGAGCTGGCAGCGGTCGGATGAGGTTTGAAAATTGATGCTTCCCAACGGACCGCGTCCTTCCAAGGCCTTACTCAGGGTCGTGCTTTTCGGCGCATTAATATAGGCAATGGCTTTGAGCTTGGTTGCCATGACTTCCATTGCCGCACGAGCGGTAGCAGTCTTGTCATATTCCGGTACGATGATGATTTTGGCGTCCGCACCTTGACGGTTGAAGCCTTCGGTCAAAAGCTCCAGGCCGGTACGCTTGCCGGTAGCGGCGACATATGCGCCGACGATGTCGGCTTCGGTAACTTTCGTCGGGTCAGTGTAGGTGTAGCTGATTTTTGGAGTTGCCGGTTTGGTTTTGAATACGATTTCGCCAGTCAGCGTGTTGATGCTGTAACCGGCGTTCTCGGTCAGGACGGTATTGCCGTCTGAAACCGTATAGCCTTTTTGCAACCCGGGTTTGGCGGTTTTCGCAGTTAGCGTATTGGCATCGACTGTCAAAACCTCATTACTGACGACAGTTTTGTGTTTGGCCGGGTCACAGACGTTGACGACATAGGCAACGCCGCTGTTGTAGCGCGTCCAGATATGGGCTGCATCCGGCAGGGTGAAGCCTTTGCCGGTCAGCTCCCCGCCGAAACGGGCAAAGTCTTTCTTGGTTTGACACACAATCAGCTCATTAACTTCGCCAACAGGCGCAGTGCCGACGATGGCGGTAATTGCGCCGTCAACGGTATAGACGGGATTGGAGCCGCCGTCGATGCGAATGGTCTCCGTGCCGTGGTGGTAGGCTGCTGCCATAATGGATACTCCTATTTTTGGGGTTTCAAATCAGGTTCAAGGTCTTGATCAGGTCGTCGGTAACGAGCGGCAGTGAAGAGTGGCAGTCTTTCTTCACGGCAGACTTCAACCTGCTGCGTTTCGGTCTGTAGAACCAGTTGATACTGCCACGCGCCTGCGTCTTCGCTCAAAAATTCCTCGCTGATAAGGTGGCAGGGCTGGCAGTTGGGCGGGATGAAGCCGACCATCGCAAGGCGCGTTTCGTCTAAAATTGCCAACGTACCGTCGTCTGTATTCAGGCTGCTGCCGAATACCGTCAACACTAGCCTGACATTGCGCTGCTGAGCAATACGACCGAGTTGCTCAATTTCGCCAAATTTACTGCCGCCGTAGCCGACCAAGATTGCCCCGATGGGATGAATAAATTGGTACTCGGACGGACGCTCTGGGAAAGCTTCAACGCTGACCCACGGGATAGCGGCCTGCAAATGTTCTACTACCGCATCAATAATCGGACGTGTCGCGCTCATCAGTAGCCTCCCAAATCTATTTTGTCGCGCGCTCGGACGTGATACGCTCCCGGCTCAGGTTGCGACGGCTTATCCAATGTGGCGATACCGATATGGATTTTGCCGTCGCGGATAGACTCAAGTGTCTTAATAGTCGCGTTGTAGGCGGTTTCCAGCGGTTTCGGAAAGTCGGCGCGGTTGATGCGGCGGCTGTGCAGAAAATGGCGGGCAATGTTGATGCATAAAGGCTGCAACACCGTCGGCGTTTCCGCCAAAGGCAGCACATATCTGCCCCTCAGGTATCCGTCCACCAAATCACAGGCATAACGCACTGCCGACTCAATGACCTGAGCGTCGGGTTCCGTCCCTCGCGCATTGTCGTTGGTCAGTTGCACCAACTCCATTTTGCCCATCGCGGCCGTCAAATCATCCGCACCGATATACATGGCTTACTCCGCCTCTTCGGTTGCTGCCGGTTTTTTACCGCGTTTCGTCTTTTCAACTTCGCCCGCAGTGCCTGCATCATCTGACGGCGTATCTTCGGACGGCGGGGTGTCATTTTGTTGCGCATCCAGTTCTTCGCCGGTTGTCAGTGTCGGGGTAACGTGTGCCGCGACTGATTCATACTGCTCCGCCGTTAATTCGACCGCTTCGCCGGCTTCGACGCGAAATTGGTTGCCTTGGGTGTCTTCCAAAATCAACGGAGTGTTTGCGATATAAACTTTAGCCATGATCAGCCTTTCAAAAATACTTGGATGACTTCGCCCGCCGCTGTCGCTGCAGAGCGCGCCGTACCGGCAATCTTGGCATTACCTGCCGCCTTAACTGCCGCGCCTTGCGCATCGGCTGCCACTTCGTCGCCGACGGCAATCGTGCCGCCTGCCTCGACTAAGGCGATACCCAATACATCGACGGCCAACATTTCGCCCGCATCCGCATCCAAAGTAGCAGTGCCCAGCACTTTCACACCGGCGGCTGCCTGTTTACCGACAAAATCCACAAAGCGGTTTTTGACCACCTTGCCTGATGTTTTGACTGTGGTTACCAAGACCACTTGTTTCGTTTGTGCCATTTAAGACTCCTTTTCCTGCGCGTCATGCGCATTTTCTTTGACGCGGTAGGCTTCCAGTTCCCACAACTTTTTTAGGGCTTCCTGATAGGCAAACTCACGGCCTGCTTCTTCATCAAATACTTCAGGATTAATGCAGGCAGACTGTCCGATGACCACAAAGCCGGAATGCAAAATGACCGTACACACCGTCGCAGTCGTTCCTTCGACACGGTGGTATCGCGCCTCGGCAATACGCCCATCCAAATCTTCATACTTCACGAATAAAGTCATTTTTTCTCTCCACAGGCCGTCTGAAGCCTTTCAGACGGCTTTTACCTGTCAAGCAACCGCGTTTTCAAACAAGAAACCGCATGCACCGCCGACCACCGCTGCTTTGCGGATGTCGGTATAGCGCGCGTATTCCACCTTGCCGCCAACCTCTTCGTAGCGGTCGACTACCGGCATACCGCGGCGGCGGAAGGTATAACCGAAGCTCGGCTCACCCTCGTCATTGCCGCCGGAAGCCGCATTCGGACGCACAATCAGGCTGGCGAATTTGCCCCAAATATCTTGAGTGGCCTTATTGGCGGCAGGCGTAGATACCGCTTCGCCGACGATGATGTCGTCCAGCTCCAGCAGGTTTTTCAGCTGCTCGACCGTGAGCAGGGACTTGCGTTCATTAGCACCCAGTGCGCCGATGAGCTTCTCGTGGCGTTTCAGTGCCGACAGCACGCTCGCACCTACCACCAGCACCGACGGGCGTACGCCGCAGCCTGCGCGCACAGTCTCGCGGGCGGATTCGATGTCTGCCAACGGATCAGAGTTTTTATCGCTCCATTTTTGGGTGGCGGCCAAGTCTTTGCTGAAACCGGACTGATAAGCCGATTTGTTTTGCAGGAGGGCGGCAGTTTCGATTTCCTGACGCAGCTGCACGCCCTTGACCGCACGGCGTGTTGCCTTGGCGCGCTCGTCGTACATGGATTCGGCTTGTTCACGGTAATCCACACCGGCAGCCAAATCATGTTCTTCCAGCACGACCGGCATAAAGCTTGGCGAATCCAGCGTAATCACATTCGATGCCGCGCCGACCGCACGTTCGGTCTGATACTCGACAAACGAACCCTTGCCGAACACCGGCACACGAACGCCTTCTTTTTCAGTAAACACTACTGGGAAGATTTTCTCGGCAATAAAATCCGCCTGCTTGTAGCCCAGTGCGAGATTGGTCAAAACCGGATCAAGCTGGCCGCGCAGGCCGCGCAAATGAGATGCACTCATGTTTTATCCTTTTTTAGGTCAAATGCGACGACGTCGTCGCATTTGACGGGTTGATGATTTAAGCAATAGTACGGCGGGCAGCCTCTTCGTAAGGGATACCTTCCTTTGCCGCCAATGCCAATGCACGTTGATGATGGCTCAAGGCTTCCGGGTCCGACGCTTCGGCAAAGTCTGCCGCCAATCCCGACGGCGTTTCACCTTTAGCCATCTCGCCACCCTGAATCTGCTTCGGCAGCACGGCGGTAAAAAACGCACGCAGCGCAGCAGACAAAGGCTGCTTCTTACTGCCTTCGCCGAAGTCGGCAGTTACGTCGTCAGGGTATTCGGCAAAATCCAAAACCTTGACGATCAAATCCTTGTCGGCAGGTTTCAGACGACCTTCTTTAACCAAGCCTTCGGCAAATTCGGCATTTTGCTCATGCGCACCATCGCGCAGGGCGGCATGCTGCTCGTCTTGCAGCTTTTTCAATTCCGCCTGCGATTCGGCGGCCTTCTTCTCGGCAGCTTCGCGGGCGGCCTTTTCGGCTGCAAGCTCTTGTTCCAGCGACATAGGGGTCTCCTTGTTTTCATGGTTTTCTAGGGGTGGGGGTGATTCGGTAAATTCGGCAGGTTTAAAACCCGCCATGCTCAGTAATCGGCGCAAAAAGCCAATTTCTTGCGGTTCTTCGGCAAACTCGACATAAACTTCGCCCTCGGCAAAACTGATGGCGGACAAACCCTTGACTGCGGGCGGTTGTGCTCCCAAAAAGCCGACATGGCGCAGCGTCCAAACGCCCGGTTTAGGATTGTTCGGGCTGGTTGGTGGGTAAAAACTCGCCGACACTTTTTTATATCGTCCGGCTTTAACCAAATCCACAAAGCCCTCATCGACTTGGGCAAAGTCCGCCGTCAGCACGCCGTTTTGCACATTAAGCGACTTGACCCAGCCGTAGGCGGGCGCATCTGCCTTGGGATGCCCGACCACAATAGGAGCCTCATGCACCTTCGGGTCATATGCTTGGGCAGCGGCGGCAAGGTCGGCCTCGGTAATCGTTACCGTATTGCCGTTTGCATCGGTACGCGTCCCTGCACGGAAAATTTCGTAAGACATAAAAAAGCCTCATCGGATGGATGAGGCTATTGTGGCAAAGGCCGTCTGAAACCGCTTTTAATGCGGCTTAAAGAATGATTGTTCAAAAAGGCGTTAAAATCGCGTTTTTAGCGCGTTTTACCATTGGGATAGGCAAACCCTTATTCAAGCCGATAAATGCGCTAAAAAAGCGGTCAGGACGAATCCTGACCGCTATCTTGAATAAATCGGATAATCACACAAACAAATCTCCCTGATTTTTTGCCCGCTCCGCCATCCCGACCTCCTTGACGATGCGGTAGATGTGCTGAACGGTCAAATCATATTTGCGGGCAAGCTCCACATGATTCTTGCCGTTAAACTCCTTATAAATCTTCAGGTCTCGCTCGGATACTCTGCCCAAAAGGTTTTTGGGGAAATAAATCAACTGCCCGCCCCAGTTGCTGGTCAGATGATGAGACAGCTTTTTAGATACCTCGACCGCCTGCTGCCGCTCCATCGGCAATACCGACATCAAGCAGGCGACCGCTTGGTCTTCCAAGTCTGCCACCAGCTCAGGCACTCTGTTGTCCGCCATTTTCCACCCTCACTTTCCACTTCTTCAAATGCTCGATGACCTGTATCGCGTCATCAGTCCCTAACCATCCATGATAATCTATGCCCGTCATGCGTTTGACAAATCGAGCCAGGCTCAATTCAGACGGGCTTCGCACTGCGCCCAAATGGTGCAGCTCCAACCAAAGCGCGCGTATCTTTTTGACCTGCGCCTCCATCATGCGGTTTGGCATATGCACCGGCAAATCAGGCTTGCTTGATACCGTCTGCGCTTTTGTCGTTACTACAAAACCACGCGCCTTCAGAGCCGTTACCACCAGTTCTAACTCATCGACTGACAACTTAGTGCTGCTCGTTTCCCCGCGTGAAATATTGGCCAATAGCGTACGGTACTCGCTATCGGCCATCATCAACTGCGTTTTACCGACGTGAATCAGACGGATTAAACGCTGTTTTTTCGCTTTTGCCGTTTCCATGCTAATCCTTTCTTTTCACATACTGAAACGCTGTTTCATATATTTAAATAAATCAATATATTATGCATGATTCTACATTTGCCGGTAGTCATTTGGCAAATAAAAAAGGCCGTCTGAAAGTTTCA